CTATCGCAGCGAAAGAGGTCAAATCAGAGACTTTTGACGATTACAGCTACACCACCGAGACAAGCCAAATCAGCGTAGAGGCGTTAGACCTTGCGGCACTGCTTGACGATTATGTGATAACAGAGCCGAGAAACGGGGTAACGCTCCGTATGAGAAAGCTCTAAGGGAGGTGCGGCCATGAGTTTAGAAAACCTTTTAGACCACCATTGCGACATCTACCACATAGAGGAGGAGCAGGCCTCGCCCGGCTACGGGCTGGCGGCCTCTCCCTCTTTTTCGTACCCAGCAGAGCCAGACATCAGCGGCCAGAGGTGTCATTTCGGTGTGCGTTCGCAGAGCGTGACAATCACGCAGACAGCCCCAGCTAACCTCATGGACGCAAAAATCAAACTCACCTTGCCGACCGGGACGGACGTGCGTATCAATGACAAGATTGTTGATTGTTCGACCGGGCTTGAATATACGGCGGAGCAGCCGAGAGACATACGAGGCCACCATATATTCGTCTACATCAAAAAGACGGGAGAGCAGAAAGCCCTATGAGCTATGTGGATATTGATATGTCAGATTTCAAGGCGTTTTTCGGCAGCGTCGAGAATGCGGCAAAGGGAGAATTTCGCAAAGAGTTTGAGCTGTTTTTGGAGGGACTTGGAAACGAGTTCTTGAGGATATTGCAAGACGAGATTATACGACGGAAAGTAATGGACAGCAGACAGCTCCTCGCCAGCTTTGAAAAGGGCGGCGACGGAAACGTATGGGAGCTGAAAGAGGGCGGACTAATACTGGAAGTCGGAACGAACGTCGATTATGCAAGCTATGTTAATGACGGTCACTGGACTAATACCAAAGGCGTAGAGAGACGCTGGGTGCCGGGGTATTGGGAGGGCGACCGCTTTATTTACGACCCAGCAGAAAAAAAGACCGGAATGCTGTTAAAGCAACACTGGGTAGAGGGAAAGCACTATTGGGACAGCGCATTGCGCATACTCGACAGGATTTACCCGGAGCTTTTGGAAGCAAAGCTGCAGCAGTGGCTTAATAATTATTTCGGCGGATAACACGGAGGAGGTGGAGAAGTGCTTGAGCAGGAATTGGCAAGCATAATGAAATACACGCTCGACAGAGCAGGAAACCCCTCGCCGTACTATTACGAAGTGCCGCAGCACTTCACTGTCCCGGCGGTTTACTTCCCCACGCCGGAAATCACAACCGGGGGCGAAACCTTTGCGACGTACAGCATGGAATACGCATGGTATATCAAAATGTTTGCAACAACGTCGCAGGAGGCATACGCACTTGGACTGGCAGTATTGACGGCGATAAAAGGAAACCGTAACCTCATTCCCCTTATTGACGAAACGGGTGAAAGGGCAAGGGAAAATATCAGATTATACGACCCAAAACTCAAGGTATTGGACAACGGGGCAGCCCAGCTCACATTGAATTGGGCGAGCCGCCGACCATACGACGCAGAGGCAGCGGTCAAAATGCAGAGCTATGAGGTGGAGGGCTGGAACAACCCGGATATGTATATAACACGGACAATACCAGCGGCATACGCAGAGGCGATTGAGCATTATGCGGTGACACTACCCACACCACCAAAGACAACCGGGGCAGCTCCCGGAACACTATAAAGGAGGCGTAAAGCAATGGCAGCAAAGAACACTTCAACAGCCGGAGCGGAGGCGGCAGAACAGGCGCAGGAAACCGCTCCAAAGTTCACTGTTGAGAGGCTGGCTGTGGACTGCAGACAGCTTTTTGGCGTTTCCTCATGCACTTACGCAGGGGCGACGCACGGCATGACGGGAGAGTACACCGTCGAAGAAATGAAAGCACACATCAAAGAATGGTGCAGCAAGGAGGTAAAGTAAAATGGCAGGCGGAACATTCGACAAGCTGGTAGGAAAGACCCGTCCGGGTACTTACATCAATTTTGTTAGTACCGTACACGACACTCTTGGTATCAGCGACCGAGGCACGGTTATTGTGCCTCTGACAAAACACAACTGGGGGCCGGTAGGGGAATATATTACCCTTGATTGCAGCGGCCCGGACGCAGCTATCGAAAAGCTGGGTTACAGCATTTACGACAAGGACGACAACAGACAGATGTTGCTTATCCGTGAAGCGTTCAAAAAGGCTGCAAAGGTGCTTGTTTACCGTGTGAACAGCGGAACACAGGCAAAGGTGACGAGCGCACCAGTAACCGCTACTGCAAAGTATGGCGGCAGCCGTGGAAACAAATTGAGCTTTGCGGTAGTGGCAAACCCGGTGAGCGGCTTCGACGTTCTGGTATATCTCGACGGCAGCAAGGTATCAGAGTATAACGGCCTCACCACCGTTGAGGAGCTGGTTGCAGAGGACAACGAGTACATCACATTCAGCGGCACAGGAAAGCTCGCAGCAGTAGCCGGGGCAAACCTCACGGGAGGTACTGATACAGATATGGCGAACGCTGATGTTACGAAGTTCATCGACAAGTGGGAGGGCGTAAAGTTCAATACGGTATGCTTCCCAATTACCGATGATAGTCTGCAGGCGGCAGCGAAAACCAAAATCAAGTATATCCGTGAGAACATCGGCAAAGGCGTACAGGTGGTTATGCCGGACACAAAGAGCAAGGACTACGAGGGCGTTATCAGTGTTACAAACTCTGTTGTTGTTGACAGCATGACCCTCACCCACGCAGAGGCTTGCGCATGGGTAGCAGCAGCGACAGCGGCGGCCAAGAATACCCAGAGTAACACCTACGTCGAGTATGAGGGCGCAACAGAGGTTGTTGACCCTAAGACGCACGAGGAGGCGGTAGCCGCTATTAACAATGGCGAATTTTTCTTCTCCGTGAGCGAGGCTGGAGCGGTAGTTGTTGAATACGACATCAACACGCTCACAACCTTTGCGGACGGCAAAGACAAGACCTACCGTAAGAACAGAGTTATCCGTGTGTTCGATACGTTTGCGGAGAGCCTGCAGCTCAACTTCCCTCCGAACAAGTACGATAACAACTCCGTCGGCTGGGACATTATGGAGGGCATTGGCCGCACCATTTTGAAGCAGTTCGAGGACGCAGGAGCGATTACTGACGTGGACTACGATAACGACTTCCTTGTTGACAGAGACACCAGCCACGGTGACGAGACTTTCTTCAACGTCGGTCTGCAGCCTGTTGACAGTGCAGAAAAATTGTACTTCACCATTTCGACGAGATAAGGAGGATAAGCGGATATGGAATACAACAAAAACCCGATTTCCCTTAGAGAGGGAAAGGTATTTATCGACGGGGTGGAATGTGTTGATAGCGTAACCTGCAACATCAAATTCACCCCGGACGTGTGGACTGGAAAGCAGCTCGGAGAGCGCACAAACAGCTCTCGCTGGCTTGGCTATTCCATTACAGGAACGATTACCCGTCGTCGTTCTAACAACTGGCTTCGTGAGAAAATCAAGGAGTACAAAAAGACGGGCGCAACCCCGGAAATCAAAATTCAGGGCATTATGAACGACGAAAACAGCGACTACTACGCAACATACGGCAGCGATACCGTAACCTGCGTTGGCTGCGTTTTGACCGGGGATTTGCCTCTTACAGCACTGGATAGCGGCGGCGACGTTGTGGACGACGCTATCAACTTCAATGCAAAGGACATTGTGTAAGCGGCAGCGGAACAACCAAATATCAGTAGCCCCTCTGCGGTAATACCCGGAGGGGCTTTATTTTTACAGTAAAGGAGATTATTCATCATGGCTAAGAAAGATTTGAAATATTTTATGCGCAGCACAGAGGCGGAAATTGTTACCGCACCCGGCCCGGACAGCTTTAAGGACGACGACGGCAACGTAGTGCAGTTTGAAATCAAGAAGCTCACGCAGGAGGAAATCACCCGTATTAACGACGCTTATCGTCGCCACAGCATGGCGACCGACAAAAAGGGAAATCCTCTCGTAGCCAATGGCGAGGTGATTTGGAAAACAGAGAGAGACAGTGCAAAGGCCAGCCGCCACATGATTGTTGAGGCGTTGCAGTACCCGGATTTAAAAGACCCGGAGCTGATGAAGTATTACGGCTGCGTAGATGTTACAGATATGCCTCTCAAGGTATTCAGCAAGGCAGACGAGTACCAGCACGTTTCCCGTATTGTTATGCAGGCTCTTGGACTTGCGGCAGGCGTGAGCGACGACGAGGAGCTGTCTGACGCAAAAAACTAATACGGGAGGCAGGAGGCACGGCGTACTGGGCGCACGTTCTTTGGCAGAGACATAATCTCCGCCCGGAGGAATTTGAACGAATGAGCCGACGTATGCAGCTATTCTACATTGCCTCCGAGTTAGAGGAGGATAGAAACCCGGTCAGACACGATGTTATGCAGAGAGGAGGCGGTAATTAGTGGCTGATTTATTGGCAAGATTTAAGCTCGTCGATGAAATGTCTGATAAGCTCGGCGATATGGCGGAGAGCGGCCAGAACATGGTAGAGCAGTGGGAGCAGGCAGGAGAAGCGGCTAATGCAACCTTTGAGGGCATTGCTGGGACAGTAACGACGGCAGCAAGCTCCATAGACGGCGTGGCGACTTCAATCGACAGCGTACAGGGAGCGGCCAGCGGAGCCGCCTCCTCTGCGGACGAGCTGGCAGACAGCATAAACGGCTACGGGGACGCAGCCACAGAAGCAGCGGCGCAGACAGATTATTGGACGGACGCTGTTGGAAACTATGATAAGAGCGCACTTGAGGCGGTCTATTCCACCGAAGAATTGGTGGAAATGGGCTTGAAATCCGCAGAGGCGTTAGAGGAACAAGAGCGAATGTTCGAGCTATGCGACCAATCGGCCAGCAGCTTGAGCAAGTCGATAGAAGCCACGAGCGACATTACAAGCGAGCTGTCAAAGGCAATGGACGAGGCAGCAAGCATGAGCGAGGAATTGTCAGACAACGACAAGGTATCTGCGGAGACTAAGGCAGAGCTTGCGAAAGCCAGCACGGACGCAGCAGAGGCCATGAACGAGCTGTCAAAAGCGCAGCAGGAAGCAGAGGAGGCTATGGCATCCTATGACGCTGTAATGACCTCCGGGACGGACGACCTCGACACACTTGAAGCGGCTGCAGAAAGAGCCAGCAGCGCAGCGGAAAACCTTGCGGAGGCAAACGGAAAAGCAAGCGAGGCTACCGAGGAGCTTTCAAAAGCAACGGAAAAGGCAGCGGACGAGGAGGACAATGCCAAAAAGAGCGGCGTTGAAATGGCCGAGGGCATTGCCGGA